GAAGTGATGCCGTAACTCTTAACTCGATACTGAAGGAGGCGATGTGATGAGAGAGGCTAGAGGTGCAAGGCGTTACAACACGCCCGTTACGCTGACATACTCGGAAGCGGTCGTGGATGAGTTCGGCCACAAGTCGTATGACGATCCTGTGGACATGGCGGATGTATACGCATATGTAGAGCAGATGTCTGCATCCAAGACGATGATGACCTTTCAGCAGGCCGATGTGGTCGGCTTGGAGATTGAGCTCCGTGAGCCGAATATCGTGTTCAATGGACTGCGATATAACGGGCATCATGTGTCCTTGAATGTTCCCTCGGCAATCGAGAGGGGGCGCATTCTTCGCCTTACCGGATGGTATCAGGTAGACAGATAGTCGAGGAGCGGATATGGAACTAGAGATTGAAGGATTGAGGAATCTGCGAGTGGACTTCGCAAAGGCATCGGCAAAGGCTGGTGATGGTGTGATGAAGGGCTTGCAGAATGTCGGTCTGGAAATCGTAGCCGAGGCGAAGCTCAATCTACAACGGAATGGAACGAATAACCGCAGAACATTAAGCAATAGCGGTAAGGTTCAGAAGGACAAGGATGGAGTGGATGCAGGTTTCTTTTCAAAGGATTCCAAGACCGGATATGCAGCAGCAGTAGAGTATGGCAGAGGACCGACCAAGAAGCGAAGCCCTGACGGGATTACTCTTTCCACATCGTTGAAGGATTGGATTCGGAGGAAACTCGGAGGAGGTTTCAAAGGATCAAAGAATGCGATGAAATCCGCTGCCATACACGCAGAAATGAGTACGGAAGACTTCATCCAGTCGGTTGCATATCTCATAGCAAAGAAGATTCACAGCAAGGGAACAAAGGCACAGCCGTTCTTCAATCCTGCAGTCAAGAAGTTCGAGGATAAGGTTTCCAATATCGTAAGTGAGTACGTTGATAAATCGTTGAAATAATGGCATACAGAAGCGCACAGGGAGAAGTTTACAAGGCATTGCGGAGGCAGTTGCTTCGTGATGGCATTCCGGTCGGGGAGACTGCGAACTATCCGAGGATTGAGATTCACTCATTCACGGAGAATGCGCCCACCGACAAGGACGGAATGGTACGCACCTTGTCATGTGTCGTTGAGAGTATGAGCGTGAAGTCATACGGAGATGCGGTCACGATGAACGAGGGAAACCTTGAGAGGTTGCTTGAGGATGGATGGGGAATTGACAAGGGATTCACGATCCTGGGAATCACTCCCGACCAGCTGACGGAACTGACCGAGACGCTTGAAACGCAGGAGATACTTTACAGACAGTTACAAAGAATAAACGTATTGATATGGCAGAGTTAGGAAACAGCAGAAGGGTGTATATCGTTGCAGGAAGTGGCGACACATACACCGCGCTCAAGGGCGAGCAGACCAACAGCGTGAACCGCTCGGCGGAGTCAATCGACATCAGCGACAAGGATACTGGCGCATGGGGAAGCACCATGGCGGGACGCAAGTCGCTGACGGTAGATGTGACCGTATATGCAGACAATACCGATGAACAGCAGAAGGCGATGCTTGATGCCTTCTATAAGGACCAGACCGTCAAGGTGTTCATCGGCAAGCTGGGCACAGGAAACACCCCGGCAGAGGGTGAGATGTTTGATGCGGTTATCACCAGCATCAGCGACACCAACGATGCTGGCGCAGTCGCAACAAGAGCATTGAGCCTTGCATCGAAGGGAGCACCGACCATCTATCCGCAGGCGTAGTATGGTTCAGGTGTTGCATACGATAACACTCAAGGGAGGGGAGAAGGTGGAAATCCTTGCTACCCCTTCCCTTTTTGATATTGCCCGCAAGAAGGGCATGACGATAGAGGCGGACGCATCGAATGCAGACGAGGTGTATTCCGCGTACACGAAGCTGACATATCTTGCGGTGCTGAATGCATGGGAGGTCCGCAGGTATGACGATCCGTCAATGGGCGAATGCTCTTACAAGCTGATGGATATTGTGGAGTGGGCGAGCATGAACCCGGAGGCATTCATGAAAGCCATAGATTTTATCCTTTCCGCGCTTACGGGAAAGGATTTGAAGGATTACGCCACCGAGGGGGCGAAACCCTCGGAAAACGCAAAAGAAACCGCATCTGCAAAGGATGAGGGCGGAAGCGTAAAAAAAAAGTCTGCATCTGGATGGATTACGCGCCTATTCAGGCGTTCCTAGTGGGAAGATGCGGAAAGACGGTCAAGGAGTCGGCACTGACTTCGCTTCTGGAATATGAGCTTCTTGCCGAGGGCCATGTGAAGAAGGAGCAGGAGGAATGGGAGCGGATGCGATGGTCGGTATTCATGGAGTGGATGGTGAATCCGAATCTCAAGCGCAGGCCGAGGATGCCTCAGGATATCATCCGCTTTCCATGGGAGAAGGAAGATATTGCGGAGGTAAAGGATGCAGAGCCGTTGACCGAGCAGGAGATACAGGAATTAAGCAAGATATTCGGCATTAACAGAGAAAGCATAAGCAATGGGCAAGATTAGCGACATTTGGGTAAGGCTCGGACTCAAGAAGCAGGAGTTCGACAAGGGCATGGACGATGCTGCCAAGAAGACCGAAAAGACCGGAGGCAAGATGTCCAAGATGCTGAGTGCCGCGAAGGCGGGATGGGCGGCGGTGGGAGCCGCTGTCATTGCTTTCGGCAATCAGATGATTCAGGCGACCAACAAGGTCGGCGATGCGTGGGCGCATACCATGTCGAGCATCAAGGGGTCGTGGCAATCGGTGCTCGCGGATGTGTCGAACTACAAGCCGGACTTCTCATCCATAGGCAACTTCTTCAGGAATGAGTGGAAATGGGTGAAGAAGACCTTTGGCAATGCGAAGGAGGCGGGCGATGCGGCGCGTGAGATGTCGCAGGCATTCGATGCGGAGTTCGAGCTGACGAATTCGCTGAAGATTCAGAGGGCGAAGATAAGCGGAGAGCTTGCAGACCTTCAGGTGGAGATGCGCAACACCGCTCTTTCTCCGGAGGCGAGAATGGCCGCTGTCGCGCGTTATCGCGCCTTGCTTGAGCCTTTGTATGAGGCGGAGATAGAACAGCGCAGGAAGATGCTTGACGCGGCTGTCAAGGCTTGGATGTCCGGCACGGGAGCGACTGCAAGCACGGCGGAGGTGGTAGACTTCTTCACGCGTTACGGAACGGATGCGGAAGGAGCCGCGGCAGCTCATCCCGAACTGCAAAGGATATACGAGACGCGCAAGGGCGACAAGGCGAATCAGCCAATATTCGATGCGATACTTGCACTCACGCAGGCGGAGAACGGCCTTGCTGTGGAGCTGAAGATGGTGAACAGGACTGCGGCTATTGTCGAGAAGCTGATGGCTGACAGGCGCATCGATGAATCGGAGCTTCTTCAGCTGGGACAGGAGATGATGGATGAGTATTCCGATAATCTTGACCTCGGCGATATGGACTTCTCGGACATCAAGGTCGTTCCTCCTGACTTCTCGGCTGTGGATGCCACGATAGAGAATGCGGTGCAGGGCATGGAAGCATTCCGCGATAAGCTGGCGGATGAAGCCCAGCAGATTGCAACCTATAACGGCATGATAAGCCAGTCGATAGTGTCTGCCATGGGTAATGGCTTGCAGGCCATAATGGACATGATGGCAGGCGTGGAAGGCGCAGACATGAGGCATGTCTTAGCAGCGTTCATCGCTCCGCTCGGAGACACTATGATGCAGATAGGTGCGATGATCATGGCGGAAGGCGTAGCGATGGAGGCATTCAAGAAGTCATTTGCCAATCCGGCAACAGCTATCGCGGCGGGTGCGGCTCTCATGGCAATCGGCTCGCTCGTCTCGGCTGGCCTCCAGAGGCTGACGGCCAATCCGGGCGGAGGCGGAAGCGGGTCATCGTATGGCGGAGGCAGTTCGTACGGCTCGTCAGAGCTGAACAATTACAACAGCACGCTGACCGTGGAAGTGATCGGAAGGGTGAGCGGAAGCGACATCATACTCGCAGGCAATAATCAGCAGAACAAGTGGAATAGGTAGCCATGGCATACGCATTACGATACTACAAGGAGATAGAGCACGCAGACGGAAAGGTCATCCGTCTTGAGATACACAAGAAGGACAGCACCGCGGGAGCAATAGAGATCGGCGCGGTCGTGCAGGGCCTTTCATTGCAGATTC